AATTCATCAAAGTTCATATTAATGTATCACCTTTAAAGTTGCTGTACTCTTCTGAGATGCAATATGTGGGTTACCTACCACCAGCCTAGCCTTGACAAAGTTGTGGCTAGGTACTTCAACCATAGCGTCTGTTACCTTTGTGATAGGTGCCTCTGGATCGTAGAATGACTCAAGTGTATTCATGTCAATCACATCAACTACCATAGCTGGCGGGATGTTACCAAAGAATGGCTTACCCTTAACAGATACATCATACACGAACTCCTCAAACTCAGCTACATAGTTAAACTGCTTACATGCAGATAGTGACAGGTTGATGATAACAGCACGTTCACCACCTACTGTTTTCAATGTATCTGCTCCATAAGGGAATGAGAGTCCATCGATATACTCACCATCCTGTGTCACTTGGAATATGATACCAACCTTAGCACCTCTCTCCCATCCAGTAGTAACAGCATTTTCCACCTGAGTACGGTAATCAATCATCACACACCTCCATCTTTGGTTGAATTAGGTATATCATACACACCTCTACAAAATCTACAAGTGGTGTGTCCCTCAAATAAGTCTTTATGTAATCTTCTGGTACACTTCTGGCAATACTCGAAGCTAGAGGTGAATACAGGCTTTACCACCTCACCATTCTCATCATACGTTAGTGACATATTTTTCTCCATCAACTATTGCAAGTGAACGTAACTCCATGTTAAGGATTACGTAACCATCTTCAAGTCCATCACCTAAGATTATGTTATTAATCTTGGCTAACTGAGTACGACCTGTATACCCAGTATCACCACTGTACTCTTCTAGGAAGATCAGGTCATCAACTTGATAATCTCTGTCAGCAAACCTTAGTTGGAATGACATTGTTTTGTCAACCACCATCTGAAAGTTGTAAGGGTAACTCTTAAGTAGGTGTAACTTCATTAGTCCACTCCCAATCTAATGGATTGCCGTAATCCTTTTGTACATGGCCAACATAGTTAGCTGCCTCACTTCCACCCTTGTGCTTACCATTCTCATATATTTGAGGAATGGTTTTGTGATGCATCTTAAACAACTCCAGAAGCTCAGGGTTAAGAGAGAGGTCTACTAACTCATAATCCACACCCCTATTGTCTAATACCTCCATAGCTAACTTACAGAACTTACATGGAGGCGTTGACTTACCATACACTAGGATTGTCATGAGCATATCCTCTCTTTGCAGCCTTCACTTACACTAGTGAATAACCACATCACAAGGAATGTTGGTACACTTGGTGAGAGTGTAGCAATCAGGATCAAGTCTGACCAATGCACCTCAATCCCAGATCGAATAACCTGTACTGCAATCAAAAATCCGATAATCAAAAAGAATACCATATACCATGTTGCAGCTACCAGAAGTTTACTTAATTTCATAGAAACTCTCCACATTATTAACTTCTAAGATTGTTGCCAGATTGCCGACCAATGTCTTTTTGGTGCCATCACCTAATGTCACTTTAAATCGTCCGAATCGATTAGTTTCGCCAACTTTCTTGTGATATGATGGGTATTCCACCTCACGGTATTTACCAACAGGATTAGCCTTAACCTCCTTTGGCTTATTTAAATCACCTAACCACTTAATTAACGAACCAATTGTGAATATCACTACTACACACAATATTACACCTAAAATAATCTTAGTTTCCATATCTTACTCCTTGGTTGTTTTATCACTTTGGTGAAAATGGGCAGACCGTTATTGGCCTACCCATTAAATTTAATCCAGTTATCCTTCTGTGTCAACACCTTTCTTCACATTATTTTCTGATACATCATAAATCAGTTTAGTTGGAGCACATGCACGGATGATGTTACGAATTTCAGGTGAATTATACTTTGAGCACAACACAATCACTGTAGCCCGTTGCATCAACTCTAGCATCTTCTGGTCTGATGCACTCACATCAGGGAAGTTAACAAACTTCAGCATAGCACCAGTGTGGGTGTCATACTCTCCCTGTTGTGGGTATGGTGGTAACTTATCACTAGGGATTAGATTGCGGTCTGCCAGTACATGATGCCATGCATTAACAATACAGTCTTGATAACGTGGTGTGTGCCCAATAATCAACACTGTGTTACCTGTGCCAGTGTGAAGGCAATGATCATAGATGAAGTCCATTGCCAAAAATGGATTGAAGTCATCGTTCGGGTACTTTTTCTTGATATTACCAATTGCTGTGTTTAATACTGTTCGATTCTCGAAAGCCATTACTTTACTTCCCCTTTTTGTTACTCATAATTCATTATCACAGATTTAAACTGAGTGTACAACACCTCATCTGGCATCTCCTCAATCAGCTTATCCTGTATCACTATAAAACCACCTGCCACATCTACCCAACCATTATCAGTTAGCAAACCTAGCACACTTGAAACTGTGTTACTATCACACCCACAGTAGTCTCTATACTTTGAATACTCAAACTGCTCCTGTCCATACTTCAGGTATCCATACAGAGCCACACAGAGTACCCTAGAAGCCACGTTCTTCTTATCCTGCGATAATGGTACTCCATTGTCAGTAAAACCCCTTAGAATGCGATTCACGAATCCCTGAGATACTTGTGAGGTAGGTACAATGTTAAAATCCATACTCACAACATAATCCTCAACTGATAAGTTCTGTTGACCACCATTCATGTTTAGGAAATTGGGGTTTCTGACAGCATCATACTTTAGTATATACTTTTGTTCAACTGCACACATCTCAGACATACTACCAGATACATGTTCTAGGATATCTTTTCTAAAGTATTGCCTACCAAGGTATTGTACCCACCATTTGAGTACAACACTGGAACCAATATACTGTGGGTCACATTTGGTGTCTAAACCTAAATATCTCAAGTGTGAGAACTCTGGATGGGTGCAGGATGTTAAGTATATCTCAGCTCCCTCGTATCGTTTGTTTGACATACACCATCTTCTTCTGTTCTTTACACCACACACGTTTGGTACGTACTTCATCACCAGTGTACTTACGTAATCTGGCTATTCTCCAGCCTCTCAGCGAGCGTAATGGGTAATCATCGAGTATGCCTAAGTAAGCATTAACCATCCTGTGAACCTGTCCTACTTGACAACCAATCCTTTTGGAAAATTCAACTATAGTACCAGAGAACACCCTCTCTTTCTCTTTGGGGTATAGCTCACCAGCCTTCCAATCTTTTAGGATAAGTAACTTCCAATACTTACGCTCGTTTGATCCTGGCTTCTTATCAGGAAGTTTGTAAGGCCGTGGTGGTTGGTAGTATTTAGCATACTCCTCCTCAGTCATTACTTTCCAACCTTGCTTGTTAATCTTGTTAACACCAGACCTCAAGTAGTTCAATGCCCTTATAGTTATACCCATCTTTTCTGCACACTCAGCGCTACATCCATAGAATACTGTTGGTTCTGGTACTGTGTGCCTAATGATACCTATATGTGCTCTCTTGTTAGCCATTTAACCCCCCAAGCTGATACCTTGGAATGCCGCACCCTTATAGAACGTACTCAACAAGTCTTCTTTCACTGATGATAGCATTTTCTTACGTGAAGAGTCATCAATGTGGGGATCTCTACGAATACCCATGATAGCCATTGAGACTGCACCACTATTCTGAGCTAATACCTCCTTGGCACCTTGTGGATCACCAATGGTATGTGCAACCTGAGCGCGTAGTAGCTTCACTACACGCTTAATTTGTTTCTTATGCGGGATACCACCAATTGATAGCAACCCTGTTCCAATGCCGTATAGTGCAGCCTTCTGTTGTGCATCTACACTGATTGCTAATTCAAAATCTTCACCAAATTTATTATCCATTATCTACTCCTTCACTTCACAAAAGAAACCACAATCACCTATATCTAAGTCTCTATGACTTCCCGCATCACTTGGGAGATATCTCAGAGGTATCCGCATTGTACCTTTTGAGTCTATTTTAGGTACATAATTATCTGACTCCATTTGACTAAACACCTCTGGGTTCCTAGCCCTTATCTTATTGGCTGACATCTTCACCAATGACACATTTAGCATCTTTTCTTGATGTGCTCTTCGTTCGAAAACAGATGGGAAATCCTTTCTGATTTTGTTCCAATATCCAGCCCCACCTGCTTTAAGGCACCCTATACAATTGTTATTGTGATACCCCAACAAATACATCTTTGGCAATGTTAATCCTGCATTAGTCATTATCTTGAAACAATCTTCTTTAGTGAGCCCATCCTCTATGAGTGGAGCCCATATGTTTAATTCCGGTTCTGCATCCAGTATCCTATCAATTCGGTGCTCCTCTTCTGACGTCATTCCAAAAACATGGATATCATCTGGTAACTGCCAATTGAATCTAACCTGTTTTTTCAACTCTTTTGTACAACGGGCACCATATATCCCTGACATATATCTTGTTTTCTCAATAACGGTGTCAACATTCGCCCCATACTTTGTATCTTTGATATATGTAATGGGGACACCAAGCCATCTCTCTGCTTCTTTTTCCCTTTCAGGCTCATGAAGTTCATTTTCTAGATGGATGCAAACTACCAATAACTCCTTTTCACCATTATTTTTCTCAATTGCACGTTTTGCTGCAACTAAACTAGCAGCACCGTGACTGTACCAACATACTATTCTACTCATTAATCAACTACCTCTATTGTTTCCTGCCATTCTCCAACCTCTAAGATAGGATGAGATCTTTTGTTCTGTGTAACCCTTGCGCCTCAGCGATCTTACCAAAGAGGCTTCAGATGTTCCTTTAGGTGGAACTTCTTTATGTTCTAAGTCCATTGGTACTAGACTCCTGAGCAATCATAATCTCCAGTGTATCAGCTTCTGTCTTGTCAAATCGGATACCTTTGAAAATCGGGAACCGTAAAGAGTATGTTTCTCTCCCATTTTTATCCAAGGTACGGGTATTGTATTCAATAGTTACAATACTCCCGATCAGATCATCATTGTTAATGTCAGGATTTGGTACATAATACCCGTCAGAATCTTTTACTGCAACCACCTTTCCATCAACTACTTCTGTGAGGATGTTCCTATCATCAAACGTGAGTCCAGACCCTGTGCTGGCTACAACCTTTCCACATGCAGACTCTACATTAAAACCACCAATCACATTGCACATTTCATTACCTGATTCACCTTTATACCAACCTGTGATCTTAAATTCTGCCTGATGACGGGCTTTGTACTTTATGCAATCAGTAACCCTTTTATTAGACCACACATTTGACAATGACTTTAAGACCACACCTTCATTACCTGACTCAAGGATTTCATTATATTTCTGGTGAACTTCCTCTAGTGTGGTGACTTCCCAAGAAGGAACGACAGAGACGCACTGGTAGTCGCGGACATAGTCCTGTAAAAGTGATATCCTGTCATCATACTTCATATCCATATCATCATTTTCTGCTATCATATCCCATATGATATAGTGTAATGAATCAATATCCGTTTCTGATGCAGTTCCATGTATACAGCTATTCATGATGCCAGCAGCTTTGCGTGGATCGTGAACACCATCTTCACCGATATAAACCATCTCACCATCAATTTGATATGCACCTATCTCTGTTCCCATGTCGGTTGTGAATCTACAGATAGCTTTCTCAAACTTACCTGATAGCCCATGGAACTCTTCCCCTTGTCTTGAGTAGAACTTGATACCACTCTGGTACTCACCATGCACAATACACCTAACACCATCGGACTTCAATTGCATCACAGCACCTAATGGATCACTGATAATCTTAGCAGCCTTCTTTGGACAATGCGCGGATATGAGCATTACAGGGAATGGTTTAATGAAATCCTTGCCCCATACTTCATTACCAGCCTTCTCACCGATACCGCACTTCAAATTACCCTTAATCACTCGGTTGTAAATTTCAATACAACGTGGGTTTAGTTTTGAGAGTGTATCTGTGATTAATTCCTTGGCAGAATTGCCTGTAACTACCTTACAGCGTAGTTTGTCTAGAAGTGATATAACCGAACCATAATCAGATACAGCTCCACAATCCCCGATTGAAGGATCCACAATCACATTGGTATGAAAATTAGCCCTTCCATAGGTGAGGAGCCACAACTCTTGTAGAAGCATATTCTCTCTGTGCTTAGAAAGTTCTACAATTTTCTTCTTACCTTTCTCTTTGTTGATACTCTCTAAGATATCAAGAATCATACTTACTCCTTAATTATAAATGAATGCCTCAAACTTAGTCCCACGCTTCTCACCATCAGCAGCAATGGAGTATTTGATAGGCAACCTATCTACATTGAACCTAGCAAACCTTTCTGTGATGAATTTGCAATAGGTGTTTGTCAACAGAAATTTGTAACCCCTTTCATCCAGCATGTCAAGGTATTTATCTAGCCTAGCGTAGAATGCTTCATCGACCTTATCTGCTGTGTACTCTTGATATACTTTCTTACCATCATCACCAGTTTGGTATGGAGGGTCAATAAAGACAAACACCTCATCAGGTGAGAAGTTTACAGGTATAATCCCCTCAGAGTCAAATTGAGTCGAGTGTGTATAAAGGCAATACTTATTTAAATGACTAGCAGCCTCTCGTAGTGCAACTTCATCAGTCGAATAACATCTGTCTCCAAATGGTGTGTTGCAATAACCCTTTCCATTAACACGATATAGGCCGTTGAACCCTGATCTGATTATGTAATAATATCTAATAGCTCTATCCATCGTAGAGACAACTCCCTCAAAGTTAGGTAGTCGGTCAAGTTCCCTCATTTGGAGGTAACGAGCCTTGTCTTTCAGGTTACTGTCCAGTTTCTTCAGGGCAGATATGAACTCTTCTGTTCTTAACTGTAGAACCTTATAGAAGTTGATAAGTTCTAGACTGGCATCATTTAGTACAAACTGTTTGTCTTGTGAAAAAGAGAATGCAGCAGAGCCACAAAATGGCTCCACTATCAATTTTGTAGTTTGTGGCATCTTCTCAAGAATTTGCTGAGTTAGCTTCCTTTTTGAGCCAGCGTAACGTATTGCTGGGTTACATGACATTAACCACCCACCTTAACTGTAGACAATATTTCACTGACAAACCACTCAATGCTGCTGTCATTCTTTAAGTCAAGGAAGTTCACACCAACTGGGCAATCATCTTCTTGCAAGTAATCACGACTATCTCCTTCGAAGGTTGAGCCACCTCGGTTAAATCTGACAACATAGATATTCTCAGCCCCAACTTTGTCAGCAAGTGGAAAGATCTCTTCAGGGAACCCACTATCACTGAACACTGATCCGTTTACCAAGTCCAAAGAGTTTGCAGCAGACATACCAAAGAATCGTTCACCAAACTGAGGCTTACAAACTTCTTCAGATATCCATATCAACATTTGCCTAGGTGACATGCCTAAAAACTCAGGTTGTGGAAATTCTTTCTTTCTTCGGTCATTGTAGATATTAAAATAGTCCTTCTCAGAGAGACCAGTTATTGACATAGCAATGTTGTGGAGTGTTGCTTTAAACTCACAATGTTTTGCACCAGTAATTCGATTGATTTCTGTTGCTGCGAAGTCCTTTCCGCTATTAGGTGGGCTGTTTAAAAGAATTACCTTTCCCTTTAGTATCGACATATTGTCCTCCTAGAATTGTTTACCACCATCCTTCTCACGGTTTTCGGGCTTATGGTCAGCACGTTTGGTATTGTAAGCCATCTTCTCAACAATAGCACCACCAAGGTCTAAACCTAGTCCACCTGCTAGGTCAAAGATACGAATAACAGCATCTCCCAACTCTACCTCTAGCCCCTTACGGTCAGTCAGGTGATCATCATTAAGGTTCTTACGGGCTGCTTCCATGGCCTCACTCACTTCACTGTGTACTAGGGCAAGTGCCTCACCTACGTTACGAGGCTTTGTAGCCACTTGTAACAGGAGATCTCGTACTTCCTGTTCCATGGTAAGGGAATCATCATTTAACAGCTCTAAAGCCATCTTAGCCTCACCTTTTGGCAACCACCAACCTGATTGTACAGCTACTCCATGTGCAAAATCTACCATCTGGTTAATACCTGCTGCTAGTGCCTCTTTCACCTCTGTGGCTGCAATTGCCTTGTGGTAATCTGTTTGTTGTGTCATTCATTTCTCCATAAATTAAATTGGTCTACACCAAATACCTGTTTAAGTGTACTTGATGTAGACTTGGTTCTAAAAGTCTAAATCATCAAAGCTAATACCATTAGTGTCATCTACAATAGCACCAGTCTGATATTGCCCTGACTGCATCTCTTGATTAGCAACTTGCATAACAGAGCTATCAACATACTTATCCATATATTTAAGGGGATTACTCTCCACAACTTCATAACTGAAGTCAAGACCGAGTGCATCATATACAGGTTTAGCCATGTGGAGTACATACTGTTGGAGTAGATCCGATGTAAGTCCTGCAATTTGCCCCTCGGTGAACACATATTCTGACCAAGATAACTCATGATCCACTATGTCATCCAAGATTTCCTTCATATGAGGTGCAGCAAGTTCTACAGCAACACCCCATCCTTCACCCTTGAGGATGTTAAGTACTTCATAATCCATACGGGTGTGCAGTACTTCATCTTTGCAGATCATTTCGATTAGCTTACCAATTCCTTGAAATGAACCTGTCTCTGATATTGCAAAGGTTACAGCGAATGAGCTCATGAACATGATAGCCTCAAGCCCAAAGAGGGCAGTGAATGCTTTCAGGATCGCCACTTGAGCCTCTAATGTAGTGCAGCCAGATGGTAAGCTTGCAGCATCATCAAATGCCTTTAAGATGGTTTCCGATCGTAGCATTACCCGTTCATTTGCATATGCTTCCTGCATCATCTCTACCGGATTTTCAAATGTCTGTTTGATAATGTGGGCATAGGTTCTATTGTGAATCGTTTCAAAGAATGTCCACAAGTTGATAAGGTTCTCAAACTCAGGGTTGGATGCATGTGGCATCATGACCGAACTAATGGTACGAGATGCCATAGCATCAGATACAGCTTGTGTCATCACAGTCAACTTCATAGGAAGGACAGTTGATTTTGGCAAGGAGATCATATCCATCCGATCTTGAGTCAAGTCAATCTCATGCTCATTCCATATCTGAGAGAGTTGTTTCTGGTACAACTCCTCCAATACTGGGTATGTAATATTCACGTTATCGGGAAAACCAAGATCCTCCCCTAAAAATAGTGGATACTTTCCATCTAGGTACCCTGAGTTGTCTTTATTAAATTTTGTAGACATTTGTTCCTCTCTTATGTTAAATCTTACATCCACCTTCACAGGCTTCTACCTCTACCTCTTTTGATGCAACGAGATCCTTTACACTAACACTCTTATTAGGCTTTGTATTGACATAGTACATAGTCTTGTTGCCCAATCTTGCCTGTGCTACCCACTCTTTCATTAAATGGGATAGTGGAACCTTTCCATTAGGGTGTTTCTCAGGAACAACCACATAATCCGCAGAAATCCCTTGGTCTGTAAAGTCCTGAACACGGCTGTAATATTTACTCATCACAATATTATCAACATCCCAGAATGGGATAAAATTGTCCTTATCTAAGATGAATTGAATAGCACCTTTACGTGATTGCTTATAGATGATCTTGTTACGTGGTGGGTATAATCCATTAGTCGCACCAGAAAAAACGGCTGAACTTTCTGTGGGCATATGGGCAACCAACACTGAGTGTCCACGATCCTTACCCCTTAAAGACTCCCAATCAAGATGTGGCTCATATTTGTTATATGCAGTGTCAACTGGTAGCCAATTAAGATTAATCCCGCTAACAGGCTTACAAGAGCCATCAGTGACCATACCTTGTGATGCAACCAGTAACGAGTGGTAGTGTTTCTCAGCTAACTTACTCACAAGCAATAGTGAGTCTGTATCTCCTGTGTAGTCTGAGCCACAGTTATAAAGGTACTGTGCTAATCCAGTGATACCAATACCTACAGAACGTCTACGTTGCATTGATTCAAACATAGTCTGTGTCATTGCTGATGTCTTGGATATCATAGAGTCAACAGTGCGGAGTGCAATATCTGCTAGTTCTTCATACTCAGATAAATCAGTATTGAGTTTACCAACATTAATTGCTGCTAATGAGCAGAATGCTGTCTCACCTACAGATACTGGATTTTCACCCTGTTGGTACAGGTCATACATACCCTCATATGCCTTGGTTGGTAGCATGATCTCTTGGCACTGCCCGGTTAGGATACCATTGAAAACACCCATCCCCCTCTTAAGCTCTTTGAAGCAGAAGGTGTCACTGCGGGAAGAGACCTCTAAGTTTTCTACTATTGAGTAGTGCAACCTACCATCAGGTGAATGCCAAGGGAGTAAGCTTCCTCCAACTTGAAGTTGGAATGTCCTTAACCCCTTACCATCTAAATTGTACCATTTGTGGTAGGGTGTGCATCTAAGAGTATTTGTACCTTCAAACTTACCGTCAACGTAACTATGAACAGACACAGAGATCATTTCCTGATCAACACCAGTCTTAACTACATCAACAGATGACCACTCTTCACCATTCCATATGTCAATAGTCCTGCCCTCAAGTCCCCATATCTCCCTATACCCATCTCTGGTAAGGATTTTTGTCTCTGGTGCAACACAAAGATTACTCAAGGTGATTTTATCAATAAAGGGTGTATGA